TCAAGAATTTCAAGAATAGGTTTAAAAAGAAATTTTGAACAAAAAGAAAATATTAAAAATGGTAGGGTTTATGGTAAAATGAGCCAAGAACAAAAGAATAAAATTTCTTTTAGTAACAAAGGTAAAAAACCATCTATTGAGTCAAGAATTAAAATGTCAATAGCAAAAACCAAAAGAAGTATAAAAATAATTTTAGATCAAAGTACAGGCATATTTTATTTTGGGTGTAAAGAAGCCTCTATATCAATTGGATATTCTGAGGCACACATAAATAAAATGTTAAGAGGAGAAAGATCTAATAAAACAAATTTAATTTACGTATAAAATGGAAAATTTTAAATTTAAACAATTGTCTTATGATTTGAAAGACTTGGACGAGAATAAAGGAATTGTGGTTGCTTACGCAAACGCTTACAACTTTAAAGACTCAGACGGAGACATTTCGGCTCCAGGTTCATTCAATAAGACAGTAACAGAGAATTTCAAAAGAATTAGAGTTTTAAAGGACCACAATCCAACTATGATGATTGGAGTGCCTTTGGAAATAAACGCAAATGATCCTTACGGATTATTAACTACGTCTCAATTTAACATGAACAAGCCATTAGGTAAAGACATGTTCACAGACGTAAAATTGATGCACGAGAGCGGTTTAAATGCTGAATTGAGTATTGGTTACCAAGTTTTACAAAGAGACGCTAAAAACAAGGCGGTAATTAACGAATACAAGTTAATGGAATACTCTTTCTTGTCAAGCTGGGGAGCAAACGAATTGAGCACCGTACAAGGTTTAAAAAGCATCAAAAGCCATTACGGTATTATGGAATTAATCGAGAAAGCCTACAACTTAGATTATAGCGATCAAAGATTAAGAAATATCGAACAACTATTAAAATCACTTTCAGATGAGCCGGCAGAGGTTGCCACTTTGAACGAGGAGCCGATTATATTAAACACATTGAAAAATTTTACACTTTAAAACAAAAAAAACAAAATGGAAGCATTAGAAATTAAAGCTGCTTTGGAAGGAATCAAAGCACAAGTTGAAACAAAAACTGCTGAGCAATCAGTAGAAGTAAAGTCTTTAATCGAAGCATTAGAGGCAAAAATGGAATCAAAAAACAACGAAACAATCGAAGGATTGAAAGCTGACTTAAAAGCTATTCAAGATCACGCTGACTTGTTAGACGTTAAATTACAAGAAAAAACTGCTGAAACAAAATCAGTTGGTTATTTTGACGTAATGGAGAAAGCGTTAAACGAAAACTTTAACGAAATCAAAGAAGTAAGATCAGGAAAATCAGTACAAGTGAAAGCTGTTGGAGATATGACTTTGGCTAACCTTACAGGTGCTCAACCAAAAGATTACAACTTCAATACTGTAATGATTCCAGGTCAATTGGTTAACGTTGCTGACTTAGTTGGTTCTGTTAACATTTCTGGAGGTACTTATACTTTCCCACGTGAGGGAGCTGGAGAAGGTTCAATCGCTACTCAAACAGAAGGTTCTTCTAAAGCACAAAGAGACTACGATTTTACAATGGTAGATGTAAACACAGACTTTATTGCTGGTTTTACACGTTACAGTAAGAAAATGGCTAACAACTTGCCTTTCTTGACTTCATTTATTCCAAACGCATTGAGAAGAGATTATTTTATCGCTGAAAACTCTGCGTTTAATACTGTATTGGCTGGAGCTGCAACTGCATCTACTCAAGTTATCACTGACAAAAACAAAATCGAAATGTTGATCAACGAGATCGCTACATTAGAAAACTCAAACTACGCTGTAAACGGAATCGTTGTGCGTCCTTCTGATTTCTACGACATTATGAAAACTGCAAAATCTAGCTCATCTGGATACGGTCTTCCTGGAATCGCTGTTTACGAAGGTGGTGTATTGAGAATCAACGGAATTGCTGTTTACAAAGCTACATGGTTAGCTGCTAACAAATATTTCGTAGGAGATTGGTCAAGAGTAAACAAAGTAGTAACTCAAGGTTTATCTTTAGAGTTCTCTGAGCAAGAAGGAACTAACTTCGTGAAAAATAATATTACAGCTCGAATTGAGTCTCAAACTGCATTAGCTGTTGAGCAACCAGCTGCAATCATTTACGGAGATTTTACTGCTGCATAAGTTGTAAGTTCTTAAAAATTAAAAGCCTATGCAATTTGTATAGGCTTTTTTTATAAATTTGTATAAATTAAAATATTAAAGAAAATGGAAAACTATATTGTAATAAAATCATTTTTCAAATCGGACGAGAAAAAAGATTATAACGTTGGAGACCTTGTTGAATTGTCAAAAGACGATGCTGAAAGATTTTTGCGTAATGAATTAGTTGAGAAACAAAAAGCAACAAAAGCAAAAAAATAATGGCGTATATTGACATATTAACACTGGCAAGGGTCAAAAACTATTTAAGAATAGACGAGGATTTGACAGACGATGACAACGAAATCATTTCAATGATTAATGGAGCTTGTCGTTTTGTTGAGAAAAGAACTAATCATTTGTTTTATGATCGTGACGTTACTTATACAAATCAATTAAGTTTAAAAGTTTACGATTATCCAATAAATGAAATTGTAACTCCAGCGGATCCGATTGTAATTCATTTTTCGACTTACGATGTATTCCCAAACGAGACAACTGTAACTTTGAACGTTGGGTATGAGGACCCGACAGACGTTCCAGACGAGCTTTTGCAGGCTTGTTTACAAATGATTAAAGTTTGGTATTACGAAAGCGAAAAACAAGTCAATACAACGCTTATTCCGGAGGCAGTAATTCAGGCGATTGATATTAACAGACGATTTTTATGATAGCTAGAGAATTATCCAGAAAAGTTGAAATATATAAAACTGAAAACGTTGAGGACGGTTTTGGCGGTTATACTATTGATGACGTTTTAATTGGGAGTTTTTGGGCAAACGTAAAACAAGCCAGTTCATTTAGAGACAACGCAAACGGAGGTTCTTATATTAAAGATAATTATTCTTTTAAGATTAGAAATAACTCAACTATTGATTTGGATAAAGACAATCTTAGTATTGTTTATAGAGGTAATAAATACGTTGTTAATAATATTGAATATGATGACGAGTTATTCAGATTCATAAATATAACTGCAAATGGCAAAGGGATCGATTAAAGGAATTGACCAAGTTGTAAAAGAGCTTCGAGCAATCGGAAAAGACGTTGAAAAGGAAATCGATGCTGTAACTTACGACATTGCTTTACAAATTGAAGGAGATGCAAAAAGAATTGCACCAGTTAATTTTGGTAAATTAAGACAAAGCATTTATACAACAAAAATAAAAGATAGTAATTATAAGATTACAGCTAACGAAAGTTATGCTCCTTACGTTGAATTTGGGACCGGAGGATTGGTTAATGTTCCAGCAGGATGGGAGGCTTTGGCTTCTCAATTTATTGGTAAAGGAATAAAACAAATCAACATTCACGCTCAACCTTTTATGTATCCAGCCTTTACAAAAGGCAAAAAAGATTATTTGGATAACTTAAAAAAATTATTATCAAAATATAATAAAAAAATTTAGTAATTTTGACGTATGATAACAACGAATCCAGATAAATACATTAGAAAGGCAATTTTTGATCTATTGAATGATATTGTTGTATCAGGCAAAACGATTAAATGCTATGATAGTAGGATTGCAGGAAACGCTAAAGTTGCAAACTACATCTTACTTACTAATCAAACAAAAAGTATTGAGAAAGCAAATAAATGCGAGTACCGTTGGAACTCTTCCGTATTAATAGAGATATTTACCAAGACAAGCTCTCAAGGGAATGCTGGCAGTAGGCTATTATTAAACGATATTGAGCAAGCGGTTAACGATTTATTATTACCTCAAATTTCAGTTGACAATTTTGACGTTGTTACTCAGGATTTGAGCTACAATACACAATTAGAATCAGTTACAGACACAGAAAACATTTACCGAAGTTTTTTAACTTTGGAATTAACATTAAATTAAAAAAAAATTATGGCAACACCAATCAAAG